TGAGACAATAAAAAAGGAGCCGAAAGGCTCCTTTTTCTTTTATGCACTCACAACAACCCAATCTTCGGCTAGGATATCTGTCTGAGAAGCGAGCCACGGCACGCATTTCCCATCAGCGGTACGCATATCAATATGCGGACAATAATCGATTGTGGTGCCTTCTGGGAAGATCCCAAGCAATGGCGCACGACTTACCGTGAATTGTGATCCAGATACAAGGTACAGGAACATTCCTTTACCATTCCAACCACTACGGGCGACCAACAACCCACCTTTCAATGCCGATAATGCTTCACCAAAATTCATCACAAAACTTCTCCAAATTTAGAACTTGACATACATCTAACCTGTACATAACCGTTTACATCCTGCCAATGTGCTACAGATTTCAATCCGTGTTTCGACACATGCAATTCAATCTTTTCCTTCCAACCAGCATCAGTTGTCACCAAATCGAAAATTCCTTTTGGGACCGGCATTGGACCTTTCGGTTCACCCTTGACACTGGATGGTCTAAGGGTTGGTTTGAAATTCATCTGTGCGATAATCGCCGCGACAATCTCACTGTCGATTTCATCCTGAATCGCTTCTGCCAATTCTGGGCTGGTTAACAGCTCCTGTAGATCATCACTGAGCACCGAATCTGGCTCCTGTGATTCGATTACAGACGTTTCGCGGGGTTGGTCGGTAACGTCGCCTAGGTCTTCACCAGTTTCATCAACAGAGAGCATCACAGGGGCTTCTGGAGACTTAGGTTTACGGCCACGTTTGCCTTTGATTTCTTCACTCATTCCTAACTCACTAAATAAAGGATATTAACAACCATATTTAGTGCCTAGAAATGACGAACAACAGACTGGTTTACGGGATGGGTGTTTACGACATCGGAAAATACAAATCCAGAATAGATGGTGTGACTACCAAGGAATACAACCTTTGGTGTTCCATGATAGGTAGGTGTGTGCCGAATGGCAATTGGCAACTCAAATACCCATCGTATCTCGGGTGTCAATTACACCCAGATTTTATACAATTCCAAAAATTCTCCGAGTGGTGCCATAAACAAATTGGGTTTGATCAACCAAATTTCCATCTGGATAAGGACATTTTAGCATCTGGTCCTAAAGTATATGGCCCGGACACCTGTTGCTTCATCCCAGACAAGTTGAATCTGTTGTTAAATCACCAGTCTGATGTAAGAAGTCCATATCCCATTGGTGTGGTGTATGAAGCATCCCGTCGAAAATATAAAGCTCAGGTTAGTATTAACTGTAAGATGGTTAATTTGGGTCGATTTAACACACCAGAAGAAGCCCATTATAAATACTGTATAGCCAAACTAAACGAGATTCGCAGACAAGCGATTCAATACAAAGATGTGATAGACCCACGGGTCTACACGGCATTACTAAACTATGAGATTTGATCGTGAGTGATATTATAATCCGAGAATACAACCAGTCATTCATTCATGTCTCTGGTGATCCATCAGTTAGATACGATCTAGCGGATAAATTTAAGTTTTTTGTTGAAGGCTCGCAATTCAGCGCCAAGGTAAAATATGGTATCTGGAACGGATTTATCAACCTGTACAACATAAACACCCAATTGCTCCCAAAAGGGCTGTTCATCGAATTGCTGAAATACTGCAAACAAGAATCCTATTCGGTCAAATGCGACCCATCTCTGATTCCTCAGAAAGTCGATAAGGCTACATTTGACGAATGGTTGGAAACCAAGAAAATTTATTCAAAAGGAAACCTGATCAAACCACACTGGTATCAGTATGATTCGGTTCTGCATGCATTGAACAATCAACGCAACCTTTTGAAATTACCAACCTCGGCTGGTAAGTCCTTGATCATTGCTCTATTAACCCGATGGGAATATGAGAGTGAAGGTCGGGTATTAATTCTGGTCCCAACTGATGTTCTAAGACAGCAGATGAATGAGGATTTGATTGAATACGGACTATTCAATCAAGATGAAATCCAAGTTCTAGACCCGAAGACCAAGAAGGGTCCGCAACGGAAAGTCGTTATTACCACATGGCAGACCGCTGCAAAACAGCCTGCTGAATGGATGCAACAGTTCACAATGCTGTTGAACGATGAAGTTCACCTTGCAACCGGCCAATCCCTGCAAACCATCAATGAAAAATTGACCAATGCAGAATACAAATTAGGGTTGACTGGTACTCTGAAAGACACAAAATGTCATATCATGCAATTGACTGGATTGTTTGGGGAAGTATTCGCCCCGATCACCACTCGGCAAATGATTGATGAGGGTTCGGCGTCAGCTATATCGGTAAACGGATTTGTCCTGAAGTATTCGGATGCAGATCGTCAGGCGGTTAAGAAGTCCACATACCAAGAAGAAATTGATTTCATCATCAAACATGAAGGTCGAAACAATTTCATCACCAACTTGGCGACACACTTCAAAGACGAAAATACCATTGTTCTATTCAATCGGGTAGAACATGGTAAAGAGTTGTATAAGAAGATTACCAAGAAGTTGGAAGGGTCTGGTAGGAAAGTCTATTTGATCTTTGGCGGTACTGCAAAGGATCATCGTACCGAAGCCAAGAAGAACCTAGAGAATGAAACAGGTTCGGTGGTGATTGCATCATATGGGGTTTTCAGTACCGGTGTCAGCATCAACAACCTGCACAATGCAATCTTCGCACACCCGACCAAGAGCAAGATCATTTCACTACAGAGCCTAGGTAGGCTTCTGCGGAAACATATTTCTAAAGCCAAAGCAAGAATGTTTGACTTGGTAGACGATCTGTGTTGGAAATCCCATAAAAACTACGCCTACGGTCATGGTGAAGAACGATTGAAGTTCTACGATGCCGAGGAACATGAACTACATATCAAAGAGGTTAAAGTTTGATGGAAACGTTTCTGGAATATGTCGAGGGGCAATGCCCACCCGGCATGGACCAATGGGTTGCTTCAAATAAACAAGCATTCGTAGATCAATATGGTATGGATGAATACCAAATCTTTCTAATGAGTGCTGCGTGGTCTTTGTACAAGAAGATTTACCGCAACTCAGAAGTCTTTTCGCAATAAAACAAAAAGGGAGCCAATGGCTCCCTTTTTTATTACTTGGATGCTTTGTAGGCATCAAGTCTTTGTTGTAATTGTGTCAACGGTGTAGGTGGTGTTCGCCAATCGTTACACCAAGCCATTGACGGGTCGATAGCAGGCTCGGGGTTCGCGGCAACCCACTGTTCCCACTGTTCTTTGGTTACACCTTTTGATACAACCGTCCACCAACTGCTCTCACACCAGTGATATCGCCAACCATCTGGCATATCCATCATGACCTGATGGACTTCATCATTCGATAATGTCATTCCGAAATTCCGCCTCAATCATTTGTTTGATAGTGCCTTCATTGACTCTCAGAACCCATTCATCAAAATCTGGCATTGATGCAACCAGTTTCCGCATGAACATACCCAAATCCTTACCTTCCAGCCCGGTTAATTCGCGAACGATATCACCGTTGAATTTGGACTTTATCAGCTTTCTTCGTTCCAGTCTAGCCATCGCAGCATCGAATTCTGTTTTGGCTGCTGGGAAGTATGTCCAGATTGTTTCGTGCCAGATTGACTTATCTTTCGGGAATTCAAAATGTTTGTCAACTTCCGGGTGTACCTTCAACCATTCCAGAAATGCGGTATAGGTCGGACGTTTTTTGTCACGAACCCGAGCTGTATGATTTCGGTTGTCTAGGTCGTAGATCGCAGAATTGAACCAATCTGTATCGACGGTAAACCTGAATATGTCTTCCATTGTATCAAATCCATATTGGTGCACTCGATAGCTGTACCCTAGGAACTCGATAGCTGTCTTGAAATCTTTGGTCAGGTGGATTGTATCAAATAGATTGTCACCATCCCGTAATGGCATCGACAGGCCGTCATGTCCGAATCTAAGACCTAATTTGTGAGCTATTCGCCCAATCAGGTTGCCAAGATCGTTCCAAGAGTAGTATTCGTTTGCAAAGTTGAAATCGTCTTTCTTGGTATAGATCAAATCAATCTGCAATAGACCTCCTGAAAATAGAGGAAGACCGAAACTTGTAACAGGCCCATTTGATTTGAATACAACTTTATCAGTATTCATACCGGACGCTATAAGCATTGCAATATTAGCATCACCAATTTTATGCAACTCGGTTGGAACTATGATATCAATGTCACCAAAACTTGGCTTATTACGATATGCTCTGATTACAGAGGACTTTTCTTCAATACCAGATGATTTGATCATATTATCTAGCACCTCTGACAGTTTTGAAGCAATCCAATGGTATTCTGATGCTTCTACTCGCTTAGCTCCATATTCCTTTAGTGCATTACCGCCCATGATTAAACCCCATTTTCAAATTTGAGCATAGCGATCATGTTTTGAATAGCAAATCCACGATCACCGAACAACTTGCAAGCTTTTTCATAGAAATCGACTTTGATTTGAATCATTGCGTTGGCTTTTTGCTTATCAATGACCTTAGAATCGCCTTCGACGTTCTTTGTAACTCCCCCGGCACTCATGTTATAACTATAAATATCGCCGTCTTGAGAACCTGCATAGTAGTTATATCGATTTCGAACTATCGCCAATAATTCCAGTTCAGCCATCTTGGCCTTGGCTTTCCACGCCGTTAGTCGGTGGTAATAGGTGGCATGTTTGGTAATGTTTGTAGCTGCTTCGGACATCAAATGGCTGGGATCGATAATCAGATCCTTATCCAATTGTGCTTGCAATTCCGACATTTTATCAGTTTGTTCGTTACTCACTCATCCCTCCACCCTTTCTTATGTTTCTGTTTACCGCTTCGCTCGGCTTTCTTTCGGTCAACCATCGTTACCGGACGGTTGAAATCCTCCATGAAAGTTGCTACTGGATTTCTCATGCGTTTCATATGAAGCCTCATTAAGTATCCCGGCTTTCACCGGGATTTGATTTTATGGTGTATGTTATCGCGTAGTTGGCATGTACAATTGAATCAAATTGCTCAATTCCGACCAGTTGTTTGCAACCAGTGAGTTGGTCACATCAACCCGATGATCAACTTTCAGACGAATCGCCAAGTGTCCGGCGTTTTGAGCTTCCAAAATATGGCTCGGGGAATCATCAATGAAAATCGTATGATCGAACAGCGAGAGAACCTGAAACTTTGATTTGTTCAATCCAACGCAATGAACATCGCTGAACGCGCCCGGATACCAGAACTCCAAGTTCTTCTGTCTTAGTTGCTTGGTTACTGGGCTGTCCAGAACAGCGGTGACGCCGATGAAATTGTATTTATGCTTCAGGGTATTGACTGCCAGCAGAGCATCCTTATATGGACTTAGAAAGCCCATATATTTGGATTCTTGATACTCAGTTGCCAATGCCATTGCGGTTTCTGTATCAACCCCAAACAGTTCTTCGAAGGTTCGATATTCACCACTTGCATACATTCTGATGGCCTGTTCGGTTGGATACCCTTTCTTTTCCATGAAATATGGAAACCTAGACATCCAATCCAAAACAACACCATCAATATCACACAAAATAATCGGTTTCAATGTTTATTCCTGTGAATAGATTCCCGCCACGATTGAATAACCGCCAGACATTGAACCAATTCTGTATCAAGTTTTTCCAAGTCGCCTTTGATAGCCTCATCAATTGCTTCTAATACTTCTTCCGCCAGAATATCTGTCCATGAGACAATCCCAGACGTGGCTTTTCGATCACAGAACCGTTTTGCATCTTCGGCGATTGATACACCCAGTTCAAACACAGTAGCTTGGGTATAGCTCGGATGGTCTTGAACTCCCCATTTGGCAACTTGTCGAGCCATTTCTACTTTTGCATCATCAAGGCTAGGGGCTGCCGTGGTAACCACTGTTGGCTCTACCGTAGTTTCGGTAGAACCGGTAATGTGGTGCAACTCATCCAATACAAATTCTTTTAAGCTCATACTTCAGTCCTGAATTCAATCAATTTTTGGGATTCATCATCACGATACATAAGCTGATTACCATCAGCGAATTCAATGATATGAATTGCGGTGATTGGTTGTTGGTCTGGTGTGTGGGCTAATACCCTAAACCACATTTTCGACGCGATGACGTTATTGTGGGTCAATTTCTGAATCGCCCCATTTAAACTCTTAAACACCAGTTTCACGGTGTACGGTTTTTGTTCTGGTGGTTTCCCGAACAATGTTGACCAAATACTCATAATGATACCTTTGATTTGCTTTCTTGGAGTTCTTCCAAGGTGTTCGCGACTGTTTTATCATCACGGATTTTCACGAATTGTGGTAGAAACAGACTGGAAACTTCGGCACCACGACGCTTTACGATACCGTTGTATTCAACTTCTACGATCATTCCATCCAATACAATCTGTTCACGATTGATCCAGAACCATTCGCGTTCTTTGTCTGACATACCAGACGCATCAACTTCTACAAGTCTACACGCGGTGGTACAGGTCAATGTACCGGCAATTTCAGAGTACTTCTTGCCGTCTTTACCCGGTTTCACACCGATAACCAGAAGGTCGGCGGACATTACTTGTTTGAACTTAACCTGATCTTTGGATCTGGTGTTAGTCCACAACCCTTTCATGTTCTTGAGGATGATACCTTCAAGATCCAGTGCGATATATTTGGAATAGATCGCTGTAGCTTCATCCAAGTTTCTAACGATATGAGTTTCGATAACAGATGTGAACACGGTATGATTCAGTTCATTCAACTGAGCCAATCGAGTCTGATAATCATTCTTGGATTTACCAGCTTGCCATTGGTCATATGGAATCAAATCCCATAGAACAAAATGCAACCCTGCTTCTTCAGCAGCGGAAATCGTACCTTTAACAGCTTTGTTATAGATTCCGTTACCGGTCGAACGATCTGCAATACCTTCGGTTGTGGTATGAGGTTCCCCAAGAGC